AGACAACGTACCTGTTAAGGCAGACAAGAGTGGTGCCGCATTGGTAAGTGGATTCAGTCCATCAATCATGACTAGCTTGCTAGCCGCTGATTTGGATCAGTTCACTCCAGAAGGCATCATGCTTAAGACTGTAATGAGTGATCGTTACGCTCTTTAAAAACGTAAGTTTTGAAAAGTGTTGCAGAAATGCAACACTTTTTTTTGGCTAAAATCCTATCGATGAGTCCAAAAATTGGCAACATCGGTAGTTGACTGGTCGGCTGAATTCAGCTATAATATACACATACACTAACACATACAGAAGGGTTTTTAATGTTACTTCATACTGCTCCACAAAACGAAGCTATTTTGAGTAATGTAGGCGAAGTAGGTGACTTTAAGATTAAAGCATCTGCCAAGGCATTCAGTATTTTGAGTTCGGGCTTGTATGCTAACAAGATCCGTGCTATTGTGCGTGAATTGAGTTGTAATGCTGTGGATAGTCATGTTGCCGCAGGAAAACAAGATACACCATTTGACGTACATCTTCCAAATGATTTGGAACCTTGGTTTTCAATCCGCGACTATGGAACAGGTCTTACACATGAACAAGTTACTCAAATTTACACGACTTACTTTGAAAGTACTAAAACAACTTCCAATGAATATATTGGTGCTCTTGGTTTGGGCAGTAAGTCTCCCTTTGCTTACACTGATAACTTTACGGTTACCGCGATTCGTGATAACAAGAAAGGCATCTACTCAGCCTTTATCAATGCAAACGGAGTCCCAAGTATTGCACAAATGATGACTGAAGACACTGACGAACCTGCTGGTGTCGAAGTTAAGTTTTCAGTTAATGATCGTTATGACTACAGTAAATTCCGTGACGAAGCACGTCAGGTATATACCTACTTCAAATTGCGTCCAGTTGTAACTGGTTACAAGGACTTTGAATTTTATACAGTATCTTACGAAACTGAAAACATCATTCCAGGTGTTCACAGTTATAAGTCAGGTAGCAGTAAAGCTATCATGGGTAATATTGCTTATCCTGTAGACATTCCTAATTCAGATAAAGTCTTAGGTGACTTGCGCCAGCTGTTGAGCTGTGGTTTGGAAATGCACTTTGCTATTGGCGAATTGGATTTCCAAGCGTCACGTGAAGGCTTGTCATACATTCCACAGACTGTTGAAGCTATCAAACGCAAATTGGAAGCAGTCAATGCGGCACTGACACAAGTATTGGCTAAAGAAGCCGATGCAATTGAAAACTTGTGGGAACGTGCTTTGTTTTTGAAGTCTAAGCGTGAAAGCAGTTTGTGGGGTTCGGCTACTGTCAAGTATGTTACTGATACTAAATTTGTGTTGGCTAATCCTGACCAAAAGCAATATTGGAACTTCTTGAAAGACAACAAGATTACTACAGATGTCTTGGCTAGTAAATTTAACATCACAGTTACATCGTTTAGCCATAGCAGTACTAGTACCACAGTAACCAATAACAAGCCAGGCTATGAACATGTTAAACAAGTTGATGGTACTCACAAGACTATTCACTACTGGCCATTTAGTATTGACCGTGGCATGCGATTTGTTCTTAACGATTTGAACATTGGTGCTACGGAACGTGCTAAGTATCACTGGAAGAATACTCAAAAGTCTAAAGACGAAGCAAGTAATCAAACTGTTTACGTGTTGGCACGTTTTGATAAAACTAAGCCAATGAATACCAAACCGTTCTTTGCCGCTATTCATAATCCTCCAACTAATTGGACCATTAGTGCAAGTACTTTGAAAGAAAAGGATCGTGTATCAGGTAGTTTGAAAAACGTGACTATCTTGGAATTACAAGAACGTGGTTCTGGTGGCTACTATCGTAGCAAAGAAATGGTGTGGCGTGATGCTGGTAAAGCTGACAGCTTTGATACTACTGAAACACACTATTACTTGCCTATGAGTGGCTTTACAGTAGACAGCAAGTTAGGTCACAGTTTTGACGTTAAGCGGTTTTACAGTGACTTGAAAGAGTGCGGTGTTGCTAGTTTGAAGAAGCATATCTACGGTGTACGTAAAAGTGACATTGAGTTTATTAAGACTCAAAAGAACTGGATCAACATTGAAGATTACATTCCTCAAGAATTAAGCAAAATCGATAACAAGCTAACTATGAGTTTGGTGTTACAGACTGTTGACAGTTTCAACTTGTTGCAGTATAATGACAGCATTGTGTTTAATGTCACAGACAAAAATAGTCCGTATGTTAAACTGGTAATGCAGTTTAAGGGCTTTGAGAAGATTCGTTATAGCGAACAAAGTTTGAAAAATCTGTGCCGCTTGTATGCTGAGAATGTTACATTCAATCCACAAGACACAGTCGACACTTTTGTAGCACAATGTAAAGTTGTCTATAATCGTTATCCATTGTTGCAGTACTTGCGTTCTGCACCAAATCATGAAGTTGCAGAGTATATTAACTTAATTGACAAGAAAGAAGGCGTATAATGGCTTATCCATTTATTATCCAAGGTAAGAATATTGTTGTTGTAATTGGCAACAAGAGTCATACAATCAGTTCAACCCACATTACCTATACTAAGGTATTGGATGCTATCAAAGCAAACGATTGGGAAACTGTAAAAGACGTAATTGAACCTAAGAAGGTTGTACTCAATTACGGACAAGGCAATGTCAGCATTCAAGGCGAAACATTGTTTTGGAAGGGTGCAGAAATGCACAATAGTTTGAGCAAGCGTATGATCCAAATGTTGCAAGACGGCTTTCCTATTGAACCGCTTGTATTGTTTATGGAGAATTTGTTGAACAACCCAAGCTATCGTGCAGTTAACGAACTGTATGGTTTCTTGGAAAAGAATAGTTTGCCAATCACTCCAGACGGTTGCTTCCTTGCTTACAAGAAAGTTCGCGATGACTACATGGACATCCATAGTGGTACATTCAACAACTCAGTTGGAATGACATGCGAAATGGAACGTAACAAGGTAGACGACAACCAAAACAACACATGTAGTTATGGTTTGCACTTCTGCTCAAAAGAGTACTTGCCAAGTTTTGGTAACAGTGACAGTCGTACAATGATCCTTAAGATCAATCCAGCTGACGTTGTGTCTATTCCAACAGACTATAACAACAGCAAGGGTCGTGCTTGCCGTTATGAAGTTATTGGCGAGTTGGGTGTGGAAGTAGACGAAGCGTTTACAGCACCTGTTCAGGAAATGGCTAACGTGCCTGCTCCAGCTGGAACAATGCCAACATACGGCGATACAACACAGTGGCCTACGCCACAGTACTAAATCGTTGTAATAAAACAACACAAGCCCTAGTTGATTTTGGTTGACTGGGGCTTGTTTTTTTGCTATAATAATAGCATGACACAAGAACTTAAACTTATCAAACAAGTATTTGAACAGTTGGGCTACGATTGGGTAGAGCCCTATAGCACAACTGAAGGTGCAATTAACAGAGGCGAAGTGGGCAACCACAGAGGCTTGTATTACATCTATCCCAAAGTAAATTTTTATTTTGGCAAGGCGGCAACTAATACTGTTATTAATCGTCACCAAACACATCGTCCAAAGTTGGATGTAGATTTGGCCGCATTGTACAGTACACCCGTTGAAAAAGTGGAACCAAAATGGATGTTCCCAGAAGGCTGGAAAGAAGGTGTGTGCAAATACATTATCGAAGGCACACAAGTCATTCCTAGCCATTATGTTAAGATTGGAAAGAAGTTGGTAGCACCCGGTGTGCTAGACTTTCCGGTAAAGCATAAAGTTGATGTAGATACACTAGAAGTGCTAGTTTGGAATTTGGATCATTTATCCTCAGAACAAATTAGCCAAATTGAAGAAGCAGTAATCCCAACAATTTGGCCTTACTGTAATAATGAAACATATAGACGTAGAAAGAAAGAAAAGAATGTATAATGTAAAGTCAAAAGAAAATGAAGAAGGATTCAAGGATCTAGCAGAGGCAATGGACTATGCTAAGTCTTTAGGCATTTTGGTTACTATCGAAGGTAACGGAATGGAAATTGTAGGTGTGTTTGGTGCAGACAGCGTTAAGGACGGAAAGTGTCCAGACGGCGGAGACTATACTTGGATGAAACGGAGATCACAATGATAGAAGTACAACCCAAAGACACAAGCAAGGGACATTTTTATGTTAGCCTTGCTAAGAGCTTTATTCGTATTGTAGCAGGTGTATGTCTAGTAATAGGCTTTCCTGTATGGTGCGGTATTGGTATTATTGTCGCTGAAGCATTGGGCATCGTTGAGGAACTTGTATGAGTGGTGGCCATTTTCAGTACAAGCAATGGGAAATTGGCAACATCGGCGACGAAGTTGAGCAGTTGATTATTGATAACGATAGCAAAGAATTGGATCAATGGGGCGACTGTAAAGGATGCCATTTTAGTCCAGAAACTATTGCAGAGTTTAAGCAAGGATTGTTGTTTTTGAGACAAGCTCATATCTATGCCCAGCGCATTGATTGGTTGGTAAGTGGCGATGATGGCGAAGATAGTTTTCATCGTCGTTTGAAACATGATTTGGAGAAGCTAAATGAAAATTAAATTTGATAAAGATACTATGCCCGATGCATTGTACAATGCACTCTTACAGCATTTTGTAAATGAAGCAGTTGGCTTGGGTGTAGAAGTAAACAAGTTTACTCAGTTTGATAATTGGATAGTTGAATGTACAGTAGACGCAAAGGAATCGGTGCATTAATGTCTAAGTGTTATCAATTAATTGGAGTGCCATGTGCTGGTAAAAGTACTTGGATTAAAAACCAAATATGGGCATTAGGTTTGACTGTAGTTTCAACTGATGCGTTTGTAGAAGATTATGCAAGAGCACAAGGTAAGACTTATTCAGAAGTTTTTAAGGATTACATGCCGACAGCAGTTGACTTAATGGCTGAACAAGTAGTAAGAGCTCGTAAATTGGAACATACTATAATTTGGGATCAAACTAGTACAACTGTTAAAAGTCGCACTCGTAAGTTCAATATGCTTCCAGGGTATGAACACATTGCGGTAGTATTCACTACACCTGATATTGCAGTATTAAAAGAGCGTTTGGCCAGTCGGCCAGGCAAAGAAATTCCTTGGGATGTTGTACAAGGAATGATTGATAATTTTGAAATGCCTACCGAAGAGGAGGGTTTCAAAGAAATTTGGAGGGTATAATGCCTTGGATTGAAAATGTAGCCGCTGATGATATTCCAAAAAGGTTTCATCACGAGGCTGGAGAAAATAGTATGCTGATCAGTATCACCGATCCAGCAAGTTGGCGTCCTGTGCCAAAACATCAATTCAAAGAGATTCATAACTTTGAGTTTTTGGATGTAGAAGAAAAGGACAAAGTTCTCGAAGAAGAAATGAAGTGCAGTCAAGAACAAGCTAATCAACTTGTGGCTCTTTTACAACATGCTTTGGCTAACAAGATGAATGTAGTTGTTCATTGCTTTGCCGGAATTTGTCGTTCAGGTGCTGTATGTGAAGTGGGTGTAATGCTTGGCTTCCAGGATACAGGGCGGTTTAGAAGCCCTAATCTGCTCGTTAAGCACCGTATGATGAAAGCCTTGGGTTGGACCTACGACCCGGACGAAAAGCCCAACATCGACGATTGGCGCACGTTTAAATCTGTTGACTGATGATTAAATAGGTGTTATAATAACTTATTAAACAATGAAAGGTACTCAATGGCTGGCAAAGCGAAATCGGTTTATCTAACGGTAACCAAAAAGAATTCATTTAAGACAGAGTTCCACAAAGTGTTTTTTGATGCTAAATCATTTAACGACTATGTAAAGACTGATGAATTTAAGGCTAAATGGCCTACTGAAGAGTATACTATTGTAAAAGAAACTTACTAAAGAAAGGAGCGCAATATGCCTAGTGTGTTTTTAGTAAGCGACACGCACTTTGGTCACACAGGTGTTTGCCGCTTTACTCGTAATGATGGTGTGACAAAATTACGTCCATGGGACTCAGCTGAGGAAATGGACGAAGCAATGGTTAAGGCGTGGAACGAACGGGTAAAACCCACTGACAAGGTCTACCACTTAGGCGATGTTGTTATCAATCGTAAAGCGTTAAGCATCATGCACAGACTTAACGGCGACAAAGTTTTAATTCGTGGTAACCACGATATCTTTAGGGACGACGAGTATCGTATGTACTTTAGAGAGCTTAGAGCTTATCACGTTATGAACGGTATGATCCTTAGCCATATTCCGTTACACTCAGATTCAATGGGTCGTTTTGGTGTTAACATTCACGGACACTTACACGCAAATCGTGTAAAGAAAGCTCGTGGAGTTGATGCTAGAACTGGTGAAGTTTTATACAGCGATGAAAACGATGTTCGTTACCATTGCGTTTGCGTAGAACAAACTCCAGACTTTGCTCCTATTCTGTTTGAAGATGTCATAAAGAACATCGAAGCAGAGGGCGGAAGCATAGGATTTCGTAGCGGAAACGGTCCTACTATGTAATAATAGTAGTACTTTAATAGGGCCTTTGGGCCCTATTTTTTTGGCTCAAGCTTCTGTGCGTAGAGAATAAATATACTATAGAATACTGGAGATAGTACATGTCATTTCGCATAAGACGAGGAACAGAGGCTCAAAGAGCGGCAGCGGCTGCTTTTGACTTAGGAGAGCCGGTATGGACCACTGATAAACAACAACTATACATCGGCGACGGAGTTACAC